GAACCGCCGACCGCCTCGGTGTAAACGAGATGCTCTACCGCTGAGCTAATCAAGCAGACTCCCAAGGCTGGATTTGAACCAGCGACCAGCCGATTAACAGTCGGCGGCTCTGCCACTGAGCTACTTGGGAATGAAAATAACCGCTACTCGTCAGCAGCGGTGGCACCGAGAAGGATCCCACTTCTCTCTCACATGGGTTGGATTTCCGATTCTTTTTTCTCTCGGAGATGTGAGCACGGGTGTCGCCATCCCGTTAAGCCCCCGATCTGATTTGAACAGACGACCTGAGCTTTACAAAAGCCCTGCTCTACCACTGAGCTACAAGGGCGAGGCGACTCGCGAAGGACTCGAACCTTCGACCGACTGCTTAGAAGGCAGTTGCTCTATCCAACTGAGCTAGCGAGTCTCAAGTTTCTTAAGTCTGAAGTACATAGTATAGTACTTCTTCTTAAGTTTGTCAAGGGTTTCCTGATCTTCTTGGAAACCCATGTACTTAAGGAGTTGGGATGACCCCTCAAGTTCACTTAGTAATCGTAACACATTGACTGGAGTTACGTCAAGTCCTCCTGGTGAGAACTCACTCGTCGGTCGCATAATATGCTTCGTAGTACTTGACTACGCCTGCCGAAATTTTATTACCTTGTGATACCCAATCATGAGCACACTGGTATATAGACTGACAAGTATACTTGGATTTTCGAGTGGTATCAAGTTCACCACCATACTTATTAAGAAGAATACTTAGAACTTCTTGTCTAAGTTTCATCTTCTCCTCACTGTAGCGCCAATCTTCTGTCATGAAAGTGAAAGTTTCTTGTAGTATTCGTGAGCATAAAGTTCGCGGTATCCCTTGATACCCCACCCCAACCAGTAGTATGCTGGGACCATGTACTGACGGATAGTTTTTCCACGACCTTCAAATTCAGGAAGGTAACGTTGGAACACAGACTCATTAATCATATAGCGAGTCTGACCTTCTAGTGTACTAGGGTCACATGCAAACTTATCACAGAACTTACCTAGATTATTATAACGTCCTAGTGATGTCCACTGTATGAGACCATAGCCACCGCGAGTACATTCACTATAAGGCACTCTAGCACCACCTTCGCAAACGTTAGCAGTGAAGTTGGACTCTTGCTTGATGTTCCCCAGGATCGTTGCCAGGGCGTTTCTAGCAGTAATCTTGGTATGCTCTTGGAGTTCTTTAAGGACATACTTCTCCTCGGGTGTACAAGAATGACAGTTCCATTTTGGTTCAAACACCACAACTGGAATTCTTACGGGTGGGGGTGCTGTTCCCACAACATGTTTCTGATTTGGCACAAGAAACTGAGCGGTTGCCACAGCACCGAGAAAACCTGCCATAACGGCGGTTGCCATAGGTAGAATCCTCATAACGACTCGATCATCTTACTGTGTATGTAGAGGGTTGTCAACCCCTGGATAAATATCTATACTATGAACGCACTGCGTTTTCACCCATGAGATTCAAAGAACAGGACATCTATTACCTTATGAATGCCTGTAAGGTATACCAGGATCAAACTGGGTCAGAATATATGTGGGAACAATATGACGATTTAATTCAGAAGTTAAAAGCATACAAAGAAGAGTACATCAGTGTACAAGGAACCGCATCTTCAGCAGAAGTCTGATGAGTGTGCCGCAATGTGGCGCGAATGGTTTGAACTATTTGAAAAGAAAGATCCTAGAGCAAAAGATTTAAGAAAAAAATGGTGTAACTGTGTTACAGAATTTGGTGATCTCGTAAGTCAGGAAGTCAAAACAAATCCTCGTTACAAAGACCTTCCTCGGTGAATAAAATACCTAGATATTGTAGTCGCACAAAACTACATGAAGTTTTTCTTTGCTCTTTTAGCAACACTCTTTCTTGCTACACCTGCTTGGGCTGTAGATGTACAAATGGGCGCGAACGGTAATCTAGTATTTGAACCAGCAGAGGTTACTATCTCTGCTGGAGAGTCTGTTCATTTCGTTAACAACATGCTCCCTCCTCATAATGTGATCGTAGAAGATCACCCTGAGTTAGGTCACGAAGCCCTGGCAATGTTACCAGGCGAAGAGTTTGATGTTGCATTCTCCGAAGCAGGTGACTACACTTACTGGTGTGGTCCACACAAAGGAGCAGGAATGATCGGCACGGTACATGTCCAATGAAACAGTTTAACACAGTTGTATTAGATATCACTGTGGCAATCTTAGACTTTCTCTATAGAGGGAGAGACTATCAAAGATTCTGGGTGCTTGAGGAAATTGCTCGGGCACCATATTTTGCGTTCCTCAGTGTACTACACTTTCGTGAAAGCATGGGACTTCGTGGTCCTGAGCATTTATTTTTAATGAAACAGCACTTTGAACAGTCAGTCAATGAAACAGAGCATCTGGAATACATGGAAGGTAGGGGTGGTAATTCTTATTGGATTGACCGCTTTGTTGCCAAGCATCTCGTTCTTATCTACTATTGGAGTAACGTGGTTTATTATTGGGTGGCTCCTCGCCTTGCTTACCATCTCTCCTACGAAGTAGAGATTCATGCAGCAGAAACTTACGCTAAGTTTCTTGCTCTCAATGGGCATGACGATAAGATCCTTGAGATCTTAAATGATGAACTACATCACTCAAAAGAATTACATGATGCTATGGAGATGATCCATGTTTAAAAATTGGGGTAAAGATATTGAACCCCCAGAGTTCACAACAAAAGAAGAAGTACAGGAGATGATTGATGCTGCAATACGAAAACATAATCGTAATGCTTCAATTATCTCAATGTGTGTTGGGTGGGTTGTTCTTGCACTTTTTGCTGAGGGTCTGCTTAGACTCATTGGAGTAATTGATCCTATCTTCCCATGGCTCAAGATCACACTTTAGAATGGATAGGCATAGTCCTCGCGTTGGTTTTTGGGGTAACTATGTTCTGCCAAGGTCACTTTATTTTCCACCAGAAACATGGCTACTCCAGAAAAGAAACCGAAGACCCCGAAGCAAGAGACAGAACAAGAAGACAAATTGAAAAGATCCTTAGAGATCTCAAAAATGATTCATCCTCATGATGATCCACCTGATCCTACAGCATACATGGGCAACTATAATTTCCCACAGATGCTATTCGCATTCTGTCTAGGATTTGTGACTATGTTTGTGCTTGCTGTAGATGAGATAGATAGTTTTAAGGGATGTCCGCTCCCAGAATATTTCCAAAACGAGGTCAAAGGTTAATGGACAATAGGTTCCAAAGTTTTACAGAAGAAGAAAAAAGAATGTTTGCAGAAGCACTTTGGAGACGCCAAAGATGTTTCATCGCAGGCGACAAAATGTTTAAAAGTTATGAAGCACTTTTAAACGAGGTCCTTGAAGGACTTGATTATCTCCCAGGTAAAGTATTATGAAAGTAGGAATGATTGGTTTAGGCAGAATGGGCGAGGGCATGTCCCGTCGTCTCATTGCTGCAGGTCACGAAGTACATGGATTTAGAAACAACTATGAAAAAGCTTGTCAACAATATGAAGCGGGTTATATCAGTGGATGTACCGCTTCTTTGGAAAGCCTTGTTCAAGTAGTACATCAAAATAAAACCACGGGTGAAACCCCTGGTGTTTTCATGATGGTTGTACCAGCAGAAACAGTAGAGGACACACTCAATGAGTTATTACAGTTTTGTGTGGAAGGAGATATTATTATTGATCATGGCAATAGCAATTTTAAAGACTCTCGCAGACGGGCAGAAAGGTTATCTAAACTTGGCATCGCGTATCTTGACTGCGGTACTAGTGGTGGTGTTTACGGTCTGGAGCGTGGATACTGCCTTATGGTTGGTGGTGCAGATACTGCAGTATCCACCTGCCGTACACTCTTTGATGCACTCAGCCCAGGTATCAAGGGAGCTGATAGGACCCATGACGGAAGTTATGTTTGGTATCCTGAGGAGTGGGGATGGATGCATTGCGGCGCTGCAGGCGCTGGTCATTTCGTAAAGATGGTCCACAACGGCATTGAGTATGGAATCATGCAAGCATATGCCGAAGGATTTAACATTCTACACGAAGCAAATGCAGGAGCACAGTACGTCAAAGAAGGAGACGCTGAGGTCGCTCCAATGGATTGTCCACAAGATTATCAATACGACATTGACGTTGCTAAAGTTGCTGAGTTATGGCGTCGTGGTAGCGTGGTTGGCAGTTGGTTGCTTGACCTTACCGCTGATGTACTACGCAGCGATAGAGAGCTTAGCAACTTTGATGGGGGAGTATCAGACTCTGGTGAGGGTCGTTGGACTGTTCACGCTGCTGTGGATCTTGGCGTACCCGCTCCTGTTATCAGCAGTGCGCTGTGGTCACGCTTTGAGTCACGCCGTCTGGGTGCTTTCGCAGCCAAGGTTTTGAATGGTATGAGAGCTATGTTTGGTGGTCATGACGTTCGCTGATGTCCTTCTTTGGGGAGCAATACCCTTTGTATTATCCACAGTATATTTCGGGATACGAAAAGGTGAAAATAACTACTATGAATCAGATGACTACGATGGAAACGGAACAGCTCACTAAAGGGATTGTTATCTTCGGTGCAACGGGAGACCTTTGTAAGAAGAAACTAATTCCTGCACTATACAAACTCTGGCTGAAAGATCTTCTACCAGAAAACTTTTTAATTACGGGTGCTGCTAGAAGAGATATTGGAGCACCTGCATGGAAAGAATCTCTTGGTTATTATCCTGATGAATTTCTACATCATCTAGATTACATCTCTGCAGATCTCGACAATGTTGACACTCTCAGTCACCTTCCTGCTTACCTACACGATAATACTTATTTTCTTTCGGTTCCTCCCGAAAGATATTCTAACGCTATTATCAATCTCAAAGAGGCGGGTAAACTCGATGACCCCGAAGCATCCCGTTTGGTTATTGAGAAACCCTTTGGGTACGATTATAAATCTGCTGATAATCTACAGTCTGTGGTTAGCAGACATCTACGCGAAAAACAAGTCTATCGCATTGACCATTATCTTGGCAAAGATACTGTTAATAACATACTTGCTACTCGGTTTAGTAATATTCTGCTGGAACCACTTTGGAATCGTCAGTACATAGATGAAATTCAAATCTTTGCAACTGAAACTATTGGGTGTGAAGGTCGCTCTCAATACTACGAAACTGCTGGAGCAGTTAGAGATATGCTTCAAAACCATATCTTACAAGTCCTTGCTCTAGTAGCAATGGAAGCACCATGTCGTATGAATGCTAGGGAATTAAGACGTGAGAAGACAAAAGTCCTTGCCGCTACTAGAATGTCTAAGAACATTATTCTTGGACAGTACAATGGTTACCGTGATGAAGAGGGTGTTGATCCTCGGAGTGCTACTCCTACCTATTTCGCTGGTACTCTATTCGTCGATAACTGGCGTTGGGAAGGAGTTCCTTTTAACGTCATGACAGGCAAGAAAATGCCTTACGGTTGTGTGGAAGTTGTTATTAAACTCAAATCACCACCACAACAACTATTTGTGGGGCATGAATATAATGATCGTATTGTCATGCGCTTGCAACCATCTCCGCACTTTGATATTCGCATTGATATGAAAGCACCTGGACATGGTGATAAAGTTGAAACTGCAACTCTTACTCATAAGTATCCTGAGGAAAGAGCAATTGATGGATATGAAAAACTTTTGTTTGAAGCTATAAATGGTGATCAATCACACTTTATACATTCGGAAGAAGTATTAGAATCTTGGAGAATTGTAAATGATCTTCTATGCACTGGTGAGAAATGTCCAGTTCGCACTGTTCCTTTCCTATACATGCCTGGTAACTGGGGACCATCACACAAAACTGACTTCATAACTAACTGGGACTACCCAGCATAAACTAAATAAAACACAGGTATTTTAACTTATGAAAATCTTTTTAGACACCGCTGACCTTGACGAAATTAAAAAAGCAGCACGCACTGGATTAATTGATGGTGTAACAACTAATCCTACACTGATTAAGCGTAGTGGAAGAACTCTTCCTGATGTTGCTAAAGAACTGACTTCTTGCTATCCACAGTTTGAAAGTGTGTCATGTGAAGTAGTTGCTGAAACTGCTGAAGAAATGATTGAACAAGCCCAGCAATTTATTGCATTGGGCAGACCAGCAGTCACGATCAAAGTACCATGTACTGTAGAAGGTTTGATTGCATGTAAGGCGCTCTCATCTTTGGGTGTGAAGACTAATGTTACTTTAATTTTCTCAGTAGCGCAAGCAATTCTTGCTGCTAAAGCAGGTGCTACTTATGTAAGTCCTTTTGTAGGACGTTGCAATGATAACTCCTTCAGTGGAGTAGAACTTGTTCGTGCAATTGGTGGAGCATATGCTGCTCATGGAGTTAAGACTCAAATCTTGGGAGCAAGTCTTCGCGATGTTCATCATGTATCCAGATGCTACATGTATGGTGCTGATGTAATCACCATGCCACCTAAAGTATTCTGGTCAATGTATGATCATGTGCTTACTAGAGAAGGTCTGGATCTGTTCCAGAAGGACTGGGAATCAACGTGACTCACATCCAACTCTTTGTAAGATCTGTTATGCAAACCCCATGGTGTCTAGGTGTCATGGGGTTTTTCTTAGTTTTTGTGCCCATTATTGGTATGCATTTAGTTCACAAATATGGTTGGGAACACTGGGAACCATTTACAAAACCACACAAATGAACCCCGACGAAAAAAGAGAATTTTATAAATCTTTAAGAGAAAGAATCAAACAATTAAGAATGGAACATCTCTTTGAAGAACCATGTCCATTGTATGAACCTGAGTGGGATGACGATGAAGAATACGAAGGAGAACTATGAAGTATCAAATTACTCTGATAGCATGTTTCTTACCACTAGCAATCATCTACATAGTAATGAAACTTGCCGTATGGATAGAAGTAGTTAATGCCGAGCAGGATTATGTCAAACGAGAACCTTTACGAAAACGAGGACCCTTCGTGGAAAATCCATATGAAGATGTTGACTCAGAGGAAGAAGAGTATGGAGATCGCACAGACTATAGATGATGCCCTCTATCAATACTATGTTGTAGAACGTGGTGAAGAGGTTCCTAACTGGAGATATATAAAGGACGCCGACTGGTGGATTGAATATCTAAAACAGTTGGGAATTGATCCGAGGAACCCATGAATTTATTTTTGCGCCCACTAGAAGATGTAAATGATGTGACCTGGAGTATTATCTGGTGTCTCATCATTCTTCTAGCGGGCGTTTCTTATTACATATATACAATAATCACATTGGCATATGAAGAACTTAAGGAGAGTGAGAAAAGTAAGGAGAGTAGTTCCTTACCTGATCGTAGCACAGACAGTAATGCTATTCACGATCACGCTAGCGACTATCAAATCAGTGACGACGGAGAATTCTTTTGAATGTCGTGTAGTCACTTCAAGAACACTAATTTGTAGACAGAGGTAACATGGGAGCAATGACACCACCTAGCAGGAAATCCTGCTATAACTTCAGAGTGATTAAAATTAATCGTGTGGTTGATGGTGATACCATTGATGTCACAATTGATTTAGGTTTTGATCTTTATAAAAAAGAACGTGTAAGGGTTGCTGGAGTTGATACCCCAGAGAAACGCACTAGAGATTTAGAGGAAAAAGCACTTGGAATTGACGCAACAAACTGGCTTAAAAAGCATCTTGACACAGCAATTGCTGGAGAAGAAGATCTTATTATCAGAACTGAGCTTGTTGGTGGAGTGGGCAAATACGGCAGACTCCTTGGATGGCTTTACATCGGAGATGCTGAACTGTCACTCAACGAAAAAATGATCACTGAAGGATATGCTTGGGCATATGATGGTGGAACCAAGCAGAAAAACTTTGAAGAACTAAGAGAAATTAGAAGAGCACATGGAACCTACATTTCAATTTGATCTATCCATGGAGGATTATACAATCATCCTCAATGCTCTTCACTATTATAAAAAGGTAGAAAAGTATCCAAACTTTGCTCATTTTGATGAGGAAAGAATTAATTTACTTAGAGATAAATTAGCATATCAACTAGTACCAAGTTCACGAAGTAAAAGAGAATAGTGTTCCTGGTGAACTATGTCCTTTTGTATAAATACAGCTGAACATAAACCATGACCAAAATGAAAAGAGCAGCTATTGCTTTTGGAATGTTACTGATGACCGCAGGTGCAGCAAATGCTGGCGGACTTGTTACCAAGCACGCATCCAGTGTTCAGCTGACTGTTGATGCTGCAAGATCTACTGCATCTAGAATTGGTTCCTCGTTCAGTATCTCAGGTAGTGGGGTGGATACTACGGACGGTACGACAGCAAATACTATTTCTGCTGGAACTATCACCTCTGGTGTATACAGTCCTGGTACTATTGCAGCAACTCAGGATACTCCTGGTAATGCATTTAGTTTTAGTCAGTCTTATACACAGGCTGATGCTGTACCAACTAGTGCTCCTACTGTAGGACAAGTTCCTAACTTCTCCTCAATTACTTCTTACACAGCTGGAACTGCAGGAGATCTGGCAGGTACTATCGGCACTACTGGTGCTATTACCGTGACGGCTGGTGGAGCTGGTACTACAGCGACAGGACAATTTGTTAGTGAGATTACTGTAATTGACTGACGGAGGTCGTCATGAAAAATACGATTATCTGGTCTGTCCTAAGTGCGGCGGTTGTAAGTGTCATACCTGCAACTGCCCTGGCGGTCCCCGTGGTCCCAAACTTCACACAGGGCTCAATGACGAGCCACACAGAGACAACACAGAAGATCACAGAAACAA